ATCTTGAGACATTCAATGACTTTACAGGCAACCAAGAGTTTTTCTCAAAATTTGGTCTTGAGATTCAAAAAGACGCAAAAGTTGCAGTTGCTAGAAGAACATTTGAGCGATATGTTCAACATGAACGCAATGTTCCAAAGGAAGGTGATTTGATTTATCTACCTGTGCAACAAAAACTTCTTGAGGTTAGATTTGTTGAAGAAGAAAAGAACTTCTTCCAAGCAGGCAAGATCGCACCATACATGTATGGATTATCACTTGAAACATTTAAGTACAATGGTGAATTGATTGCCACAGGTGTGAGCGAAATTGATACTCTACCAGATGCTCAAACAATTGGTGTTGATCATAATTTAAATGCTGGCGGCAGTGGAACATTCACATTGCACGAGATTGTTTATCAAGGTGCTTCTCTTGCAACCTCTACAGCAAGAGGATATGTTTCATATTGGGACAAACCATCTCGCGTATTGCGTCTAAGAAATGTTCGTGGTTCTTTTGTTGATGGAACTGCAATCAAAGGCAATAGCAGCAATGCAAATTGGACTCTTGCCAATGCAAATGAGATGGAAAATTCTGTGACTGAATATGATGACAATGTTCGCATTGAAACTGAAGCAGATAACATTCTTGATTTCAGTGAGTCAAATCCATTCGGTGAACCATAATGCTGTCATCAAGACATTTCTATCATAGAATCATTCGAAAAATCGTTGTCGGTTTTGGCACGATGTTCAACGATATTAAATTATATCGCTATACGAAAGATGGTCAAACAGAGATTGAACGAGTCACTGTTCCACTTTCTTACATGAGCAAAGAAAAGTTCTATACTCGCATTACACAAGATCCTGAACTTAATCGTTCTGTTCAAACACAATTGCCACGCATGTCATTTGATATGACTGCAATCAATTATGATCCACTTCGTAAAATTACAAACTTCAATCAACAATTTAAACCTGGAAAAGATGGCGATAGCCTCACAACAATCACATCAACACCATACAATTTTTCATTTGATCTAAACATATATGTTCGTAATGTTGAAGATGGAACTCAAATCGTAGAGCAAATTTTACCATACTTTGCACCAGATCATACAATCGCAATGAATCTAACTGGAATCCAGGGAGACAAAGTAGATGTTCCAATTGTTCTTGAAGGTCTTTCTTATGATTCAGAAGCAGTTGGGTCATCAGACACCACAAGAGTGTTAACTTGGACATTGACATTTACTGTACAGGCATTTTTATATGGATTTATCAATGACTCTGTTAAGATCATTCGTAAGTCTATTGCAAATACATTTGATAGCACTGTTCTAAAAACAGGCGATCAAATTGTTACTCTCTCTTCTGGATTTGGTCAATATAAAATTGGTGAGCTGGTTTATGTTGGAACAAATTTAAGTGCAGCAAATGCAAGTGGATTTGTTAGTGCATGGAACAATGTTGCAAATCAAATTTATGTTACAGATATTTCTGGTGTACTCACAACAAATAATAAGTTAGTTGGTGCTGTATCAAACGCATCTTACACAATACAATCATTTGTATCACCAGACAATCAATTAGTGAACTTGAGCGTGACACCAACACCAAATACAGCAAATGCAAATAATGCATTTGGATTTGACGAGGAATCGGAATACTTTCCAAATATAACATGAGTAAAGTTGACGAAAATTTATCTAACATCCTTAACACAGATTATATTCCTGTTGTACGAGAGGATGATAAGCCAATCACCATCCATCAAGATGATAGTGCAAATCCAGACGCAGACTATTCGCGTTCCAATTATTATAATTTGATTGAAAAAGGTAATGAAGCACTCGATGGTATTCTTGAAGTTGCAAAAGAATCGCAGCATCCAAGAGCATACGAAGTCGCTGCAAATATGATTAAGAATCTCTCTGATGTGACAGAGAAACTTATGATTCTTCAAAAACAACAAAAAGAATTGCGTGGACCACAAGAACAAGCGCAACAGCAAAATATTAATGTGGAAAAAGCAGTATTTGTTGGCAGTACTGCTGAATTATTGAAGCAACTAAAGAATGAATCAAATAGCGGCTAAACTCAAGCATTATCTTGGTAATCCCAAGTTAAAGCGAGTAAATATGAAAATGAGTCTCACGGAAGATCAAGTCCGTGAGTATGTCAAATGCGCACAAAACCCAGAATACTTTATTGAGAACTATGTCAAGATTATTACACTTGATAAAGGTTTTGTTCAAATATCTTTATATCCATTCCAAAAAGATGTTGTAAACGACATTAATACCAATCGACGTGTGATTGTAAAAGCAGGTCGTCAGGTTGGTAAGACCACGATCATTGTTGGTTACATTCTATGGTACATTCTTTTTAATCAAGACAAAACAGTTGCTATTCTTGCAAACAAAGCCAGTACGTCTCGTGAAATTCTTGCTCGTATTAAGTTAGCATATGAAGCATTACCAATGTGGATTCAACAGGGTGTTAAAGTCTGGAACAAAGGTGACATTGAACTAGAAAACGGATGTCGTGTACTTGCTAACTCTACTGCATCTAGTGCAATTCGTGGTTTCTCTATTTCATTACTATACCTTGATGAGTTTGCATTCGTGCCAACAAATATTGCTGAAGAATTTTTCACTTCTGTCTATCCTACGATTTCTTCTGGTGAAACATCTAAGATTTTAATTTCTTCCACACCGAATGGAATGAATCACTTTTATAGAATGTGGACTGAGGCAGTCGAAGGGCAAAACGGATTTACGCATGTTGAGGCAAACTGGAGACAAGTCCCTGGAAGAACTCAACAATGGGCAGATGAACAGCGTCGAGTTCTTGGTGAACAAAAGTTTTTGCAGGAAATGGAATGTGAGTTTATGGGTTCTTCAGGAACTTTACTTTCTGCGCCAGCTCTCAAATCCCTCGCCTTTATAAAGCCTCTACATCTCTCAGATAATGGGATTAAGGTCTACGAGGCTCCGATCACCAATCATAATTATGTTTTAGTTGCAGATACCTCTCGTGGGAAGGGGTTAGACTACTCTGCCTTTAGTGTAATTGATGTCACTCAAATTCCATATCGACAAGTTTGTACCTATAAAGATAACAATATCAGTCCACTTGTTTATCCATCAATTTTAAAGCGTGTTGGCGATTACTACAACCAAGCGTTTGTTCTTGTAGAAATTAACGATAATGGTCAACAGGTAGTTGATTCTCTGTTTGAGGACTATGAATATGAAAATATCCTCTCAACAGTTGATATGAAGGGTAAAGTTGCAATTACATGGGGGTACGGAAACAAATCATATCGTGGAATTCGAACTACAAAGTCTGTAAAACGCCTTGGATGCTCAATTATGAAGAACCTAATTGAGAGCCAAAAATTGATTACACAAGATTTTGATACAATCGCAGAACTTTCAACCTTTATTTCGAAGGGCACAAGTTATGAATCGGAAGAGGGGAATCATGACGATCTCGTAATGACTCTAGTTCTATTCTCTTGGATGACAAATCAATCATTTTTTGCAGAATTGACGAATACCGATGTAAAAGCAAGGTTACATGAAGAACAGATGCGGCAGATAGAGGAAGAGTCCCTTCCAGATCCACTTGCTGGTCATGTGGATATTGATCGTGGAGAGGAACATTTTGTTTCTGGTGGAGTTGTTTGGAATGTTGTTCAGCGTTAAAACCCCCAAAATACTAAATAATCCGTAAGATTCTTAATCTCCATTCACAGGAGCGAAAACATGGCATTTTTAGTCTCTCCAGGAGTAAATACTTCTGAAATTGATCTAACAACAGCGGTCCCTGCAGTTGGTACATCAACTGGCGCAACAGTTGGCTTCTTTCGTTGGGGTCCAGCAAATACAGTCGTTCAGGTCTCATCCGAATCTGATCTAGTTCAAAAATTCTTCGCTCCAGACGGAAACACTGCTGCATCATTCTTATCAGCAGCAAACTTTCTATCTTATGGAAACGATCTTCGCGTAGTCCGCGTCTGTAGCGCAACAACAGATAAGTCAAACAACGCAACATCTAACGCATCACATAATATCACTGTGATGAATGATGAAGAATACTCTGTTGGCAACTATGTTGGTGCAAACGCAAACGTGGCATTCTGCGCTCGTTATCCAGGATCTCTTGGAAACTCGCTAAAAGTTTCCGTCTGCTCTGCAGAAGCAACATTCCCAAACTGGGAGTATTCAACATACTTTGATGCTGCACCAAATACTTCAAACTATGTTATTGCAAAAACAGGCACAAGCACTCTTAAAGATGAGTTGCATCTCATTGTTGTTGACGAAGATGGTGCAATCACTGGCACAGCAAATACTGTTCTTGAAAGATTTGCAAATCTTTCAAAATGTTCTGATGCAAAGGGTGATGACGGTTCCTCAATCTACTATAAAGAAGTTGTATATCGTAACTCAAAGTGGATTCACTGGCTAGGGCATCCTCCAGGAACAAATGCTGCAAACACATGGGGTCAGACTGTATCAGCAGCAGCTGCTAGTGGCGTGCCATTGCACCAACCACTCGTTGCAACATACTCATTTGCAAATGGTGCTGATGGAATTCCAAGCACGTCAGACTACACAAACATGATTGATCTTTTCTCAAATAAAGAAAAGTTCGATGTTTCTCTATTGTTTGCTGGCGATTGCGGTGCAAGCGCAAATGCTTCAGTCAATACTACAACAATTGCAAACAAGTATCTAAACGTTGCTGATGGAAGAAAGGATTGCGTAGCATTCATCTCTCCACCATATGCAAACTCTGTAACATCGGTACAGAAATCAACGGATGTTGTTGCATTCCGTAATGGTTCTGGATTGCTTGATACGTCTTATGGTGTAATGGATAGCGGTTGGAAGTACCAATATGACAAGTATAGCGATGTTTATCGCTGGATTCCACTC